AAGCGGACCTGCGTCGCAAGAACCAACTGTAACAGACTGAAAGTGGGGGAATGGTGGGTCGTGAGAGGCTCGAACTCCCGACATCTTCGGTGTAAACGAGACACTTTTGCACTTAAGGTGTTGAAGCTGCATTGAAATGGGTTCCCAAGTATCTCTCGAAAACCGCCGAAATGTCGCGAACAAAAAGAGAATTTGGGAAACTCAAAACCGGCCCTAAGATCCGCTAGATCAGCCAAAACCATTCATGACATCGTGAGGATTGCAACAAGGAAGCGGTTAGGGTCATATGCCCACAGCCAGCCGACGCGCCCCAACAGGAAGCCGCCACCAAAATGCTTTTTCTCGCAACAGTTCTTGCCCTCACCAGCTACTCAATCACCGATGGCGATACCATCCGGTCGGGCGAGACGCGGGTTCGGATCTGGGGGATCGATGCTCCGGAGAAAGGACGACCAGGCGGACAGGAATCGGCAGAGGCACTGACCATGCTGACTGCGGGTCAGGAGCTGCGATGCGAGGAAATGGATCGCGATCGTTACGATCGCGTCGTGGCCCGGTGCACGTTGCCAGACGGGCGAGACATTGCCTGTGAGATGGTGAAGATGGGCGCAGCTTGGGACTGGCCGAAATATTCAGGCGGCTACTACGCGCCTTGCCGACGCTGATGGTGCAGGCCCGCGACTTCCCCCTGCCGACGATCGAGATCGCCTGTGATCATTGCGGGCGGTTTGGCCGGTATTCGAAGGCGCGCTTTGTTGATCTGGTCGGCGAAGAAACCGAACTGCCACAAGCCCTGGAACAGTTAGCCCAGGATTGCCCGCACCGCGCCGCTGATCTGGACCCGATGCGCAAGGTCTGCCGCCCCTACTGCACGCAGGATTGGTGGAAGTCGGGCGCATAGATAGCCACACGCCCGCATCGATCATAGCAGCCCGGCACGCGCCTCGATGTCCGAGATGATCAATTCTCCAACCTTCTCGCCATTGCCCTTCTGCGCGATCGTGTAGCTCAACCGCACTTCATCAATGTGGAAGTCGGCAAACCATTCGCGGATCTCAGGCCGGTCATTGATCGACATAATAAAGTGGCCCTTCAGTCCGGCCAGCTGCTCCGCCATGCGCTCAAAATCTTCGCGCGCAAACATGTCCTTGCCATAGTCTTTCTCGCCGCCAAAGTAGGGCGGATCCAAATAGAACAGCGCGTTTTTGTTGTCATAGCGCCGGATGACTTCTGCCCAGTCCAACGATTCAAAGACGACGCCATCAAGCCGCTCATGCGCCGCCTCAAGAAGCGGTTCTAGTCGGGCGAGTGAAAAGCGTGGTGCGGTATCCGCTGCAACGCCAAACACGCCCTTTACTTGGCCCCCAAACGCCAGCCGCTGCAGGTAAAGAAACCGCGCCGCGCGCTCCAGGTCGGTCAAGGTGGCGGGATCTGTTTTGCGCAGGCGTTCGAACTCTTTGCGCGATGCCAGCTGAAAGCGCATCACCTCCATCAGCTGGGGATGATGGCGCTGCAGGATGCGAAACAGATTGACGATCTCGCTGTTAAGATCGTTGACCACCTCGCATTTGGGCTTGAAGCCACGGCGCAGAAACACGCCCCCCATGCCGACGAAAGGCTCGACATAGGTTGTGTGCGGGATGCGCTCGATCCGCTCGATCAGGGTTTTGTGCAGCGCCTTTTTGCCGCCCAGCCAAGGGGCGACCGGTGCGGCAGGCCGCACGGAAGTCATTGTCGTCATGATTGTTTTCCGAATATGTTGCCACCACTCACGCGTGAGTCGGGCGACGGTATCGGTTTGGTTCGTCGGCGCAGCCGCTTTGAACTGTTGGCTGCGTGGTAGGCGGTGTTGGTGCACCGCCTGCCCCTGTTTGGGGCAGGAATTATGAGGGATTAAAATGGGCGAACTTTTGAACAGAGAATATCAATATGGCGTATTGCGGCAGCTGGCCGACACCTATCCCGAGCCTTGCCCAGTTCATCAGGTTTGGGGGCCGCAAGAGGACAACACATTACGGGTTAACCTTTACTACATGCGAAACCACGGCCTAATCGAATTTGTCGAACATGGTGATAAGGACTCGCCAAAACCGTTGCCAATCGAAGTCACCATAAATGCGGCTGGACTCGATTTCATGTCTCAGGACGGCGGGTTGCAGGCCGTTCTCAACACAGTAATTATTCGCTTTGATGACGAACAAATGTTGCAGATTCTAGAAGTGCTTGTGGGCAAAGCTACCGGATCGGACGACCAAAAGGCACGGATCATGGACCATCTGAAGGACATACCCGCGTCAATGATCGCTAATGTTGTGGAAAAACTCTCAATGCAAGGCGTCGAGGGTGCGTATGAGTATATGCAAAAACTAATTGGTTCCAGCAACCTCTGACCATCGAATTTAAAAGTGACAACTATGGACAAGTTTGAATTCAGACACCTAGCCAGAATGCACGAAGAGTGCTGCCTAATTGTGTCATCAGATATGTTTCGCGCGAGAAGAGAGACCTGGGGCGGTGAAGCTGATGTTGTTCTCTTGCTGATCTTGCTGCGGGATCTTCTTGTGGCCCTAGACAATGCCGGACATCGAATTGCGTTCGATGGCGAATGCCCGGATGGCGAAGATGTTACAGACCATATTCGGCAAGCCCGAAATGCCGCTTGCCATGTTCGATCTGGCCACCATGAAGTGCCAGGTGAAGCACAAGTCTGGGCGCGTCTGATAGTTATCGCAGGCAAAGACCCACCAATTAAGACTGACGACTTCAACTTTGAATGCGATTATGCCGACGACACAGCAATCTTCTTTGGCAACCGCCGAATTTATCTAGGACGCCACATAGTCCGAAGTTTAAACGAAGCGCGGACCGAACTGCTTACGTTGGCAAAACAACACGATGTCCCCTCGAACCAACTCCGACTTCCGGAATTGGGAAAACGGAACTAGCACCCCTGCCCCGTCAGCGTGCAAACGATGCCCGCAAGTGTGCCAATCTGATCGCGCGCGGCATCGATCCATTCCTCCGACCGGATCAGGTAACGCGCGACACCGGTGTTGCCCTCGATCGGATCCGGCAGCGCGGGCTTGTCAGGCACCGCCAGCATCTGTGGCGGCACTTCAATCTTGGGCGCGGTGTTGCCGCAAGAGATCAAAAGCGCGATCGACAGCAAGGCTGCGGCAGGTTTCAGGATCTTCAACATTGGCCAGTTCCTCATTCAGCGACCGGAAGGTTTCGGCGCGCTCTTGCGCCTGGCGCAGACCCGCGCCCAGCTGCGCGATGATCTCGGCGTTCTGGACATCCGCCGCGCGCCGCGCGCGCAGCTCGGCCTTGCTGCGGGTGTAGTCGCGCACCAGCAAAGCCCCGCCCCCCAGCACACCCGCGATCAGGGCGATCTGGATCGTGGTCGTGACGCCCTTGCCGATCACGCTTCATTCTCGCTGAGAACGGCCCCGTTGGAATCCACCAGCGGCAAGGGGCGCTGATAGGCACCCGGCCAGCTGATCGGCCAGCGCAGCGCCAACAGACGGCTTTCCGCAATCCAGGTGTTGTCGGTGATCGCATCACCCTGGTTGCCCCCCAACGCCAGAAACCGGCGACGTGCGGGATCGTATCCGATCGCGAAAAACACATGCCCGCCCTTGCCGCGCGTCACCGTTCCGATCGCGCCATAGACATGGCCACAGCGGATCCCGAACTCGGCAAAATTGCGCGCCCAATAGGGGTTGGCCTCAAGGCGCGGTGGCAACGGCTCATCCGGCAGGGTCAGGCGCAGCGCGGTGATCACAGCGTCACCGCACCAGGGCAGCTTTGCCGGATCCCCCAGCGTGGCCCCGTCGCTGCGCAGCCAGGCGCTCAGCTCGGCGTTGTCACGCTGCTCATGCAGGCCGATGTGCTTGCTGATCTCGGTGATCCAGGGCGGCATCGGCGCGGTGTCGCGCCCGAACTTTGCGGGCATGACATCGCTCACGGCCTCGCGCAGCACTGCCAGCGTTTTTGGCCCAACGTAAGGCCGTGCCCGCAGGCGATGATCGCGCTTGAACGCCACGATCGCCGCGTTGGTCATCGGCCCGACCAGCCCGTCCACCACACCCGCGTAATGGCCAAGCGTCTTCAGCGCGCGCTGCAACCAGCGCACGTCATATGTTCCTGCAGTCATGTGAAAGCCCTCTCAGGTTTTGTCTTCGGGCAGATCGGGCAGGTATTTGCCCGCCAGACGCTCAAAGATGTTGGGGAAATTCTTCATCAGCCACGCCAGCAAGAACGGCCCGGACAGACCGGCAGCGATCGCGATCGCGCCTGGCGGGATTGTCGGCCACCAATCGAAGGTCGCGCGTCCCATCTGATCCAGCATAAAGCCGAACAGCGTGACCAGGACGCCGCCGCCCAGCGACAGGCCAAAGGCGCGCCGCCGCGCCATCGCGGGCGAGAACCCGCGCCCGATCACCGCGCCTGACATCGACAGAAGGATGCAGGCCACAAAGACCGGTGGATCCATCACCAACCCCAAGGCTGAGAGGATGACAACCAAACCCTCCCGCAACGGCTCCGCCCAACTGGATTTTTCCTGCATTTTTTGTTCCCCATGCTCGATGTGTTTGTGTGAAATTCAGACCGGCTGCACGGCATCCGCGCAGTTCAGAACCGGCGCGCGGCGCAAGGCCGGTTGGGCCTGCTCATGGCGTCACCCGTGGCGGCTGTGGCGTCACAGGGCGACCGTTCTTACAGCCGCCCATGCAGCTGTCATCCACGACGGAGACCACGACGCGGGGTGCAGCGTCTTCTGCCTCGCCAGCGTTCTGGTCGATGTACGGCGCGCACGCGCCAAGGACCGCCAAAAGCGGCCAGCTAAGCGTTTTCATTTTGGGATCCTCTAAGGTTTGCCGACCAGTTTGGTTTGCTCGGCGCTGATCTGTCCTGCGAGATCGAAGGAACCTGTCACGTTGCTGATCTTCAGATAAACGGTATCACCGACATTCATCGGCCGTCCGGAATAGCCGACGCCTTGACGCTCGATCACAAAGTCCAGCGGCCCGCCCGCCGGCACGCTTTCGGTGCCGGTGGCGAGAACCAGCTCGCCGCTGAAATAGTCGCTGTTTTCACAGACAATGGACCAGGTAAAGCTGGCGGCGTTCGCCCCGTCCGGCAAGACCTCAAAATAGAAAAACACCGTGGTCGCGTTCGCCTGATCCGCCAGTGCGATCGTGCCGTAGTGGCCCGCCGCGACGACTGTCTTGTCAAACGATCCATGACCCGACTGCGCGTCATAGACGACCTTGATCCGGCCATCGAGAATCATGTCGCCGGTCACCGTCAGATTCTTGACGTTTAACCCGTCAATGGACGTGACAGCCGGAGGACTCCACGGCAGCGTGACCACGCCCGCCTCGGTTTCCGACAGCAACGGCTTGTGGATGTATAGGCGGGTGGCGGCAGTGGCCGTGCGTTCGTAAATCCGCATCTCGACCCGCACGCTGGCGGTTTCAGGGTAACCTTCCTCCGCAGGACAGAATTTTTGCACCCGGCGGGGCCATGTTTCAGGGTTGTCGCTGGATTGCGCGCCGATGGTCGTGAAATTCGGCCCGTTCAGATTGGCAATCTCTGTGCCGGACGCGTCATAGAAAAGCACGCGGAATTTGACCTTGGCGTCGATGACCGACAGAGCCGCACTAAGCTCATACCATTTCGTCGCATCGATCGGGAAGCTGGCCCCGTCCTGATCGCGGTGAAAGCGCACGCCCACAAAACCGTTGGTGGTCACCAGTCCGGTGTCTTGCCCCACCTCCAACGTTGGATAATCCGCGCCCGCGTGGGTTTCACCAGCCTGACGAAGCTGCACAAAGCTGTCCGTGCCGATATCGCCCGTAGACCTATGTTCAAAACACAGCAGGCCTTGCGCATAATCCGCGTTCACCAGCATGTTGTTGGACTGCGCCACGGTTGTTGGCACATCCGGCACGGTGGTCGACGCCCAATCGGACCAGTCCGACGCCAGCTGACCAACTGGCCGCAACCGACCTTGCACCTCCTGCCCGGCGATCAAACCTTCCGACACAACGATGACGCCGGATTCCGTGTCAGACGATGTTCCCATCGCCACCACCTCAAATGTAGTGGCATCGCGGATCTCATACTCAATCCCCTCGCCCACAAAGCCACCAAAGGTCAGCGTGCAGCCTGGCCTTTTGGGCGTGCCGGTCCCGTCCTTGATCGGATCGGGAACCATGACACACACGACTTTGAAAGAGACCGGCGGCTTCACAACCGGCGGTCTATACGTTGGCTTTTCATCGCTGATGTCCCACGCGTCGTCGCTTGGATCCACTTCGAGCATGTCCACGCTGCTGACATAGTCCCGCAGACCGGTCGATTTGCGGGCGATCTCAAACAGTTTGCCAGAATACTGATTGTAATCGCTGGTCCAGCTGATCACATCCAGCGGGCCAAGAAACGCGGCCTCCGGCCCCAAGGGCAACGTATGCCGAAGAAACCGCCGCGCGTTGTTTTTCAGGCCAAGCATCAACCACTGCACCTGCAACGGAAACGGCACCGTCGCAAAGTCCACAGATTTCACTTTGCGCCGCCCCTGGTCTTCGGCTTCCAGCTCCGCATCATACAGTGCCGGTGCATCGGTTGCCTGCCACGCCGCATCAGGATTAGGAAAGGTCGCCTCGATCCCGTTGACGACCTGTCCCAAGTCGGGCCACGGATCCATTGTCTGCGCGCGGTCGCCCAGGATGTCGTCGTCGGTAATAAAGAACGCAGGCAAATTCACTGTGCCAGCCCGCACGCGGTACATGCCACCGTCAGGCGCGACCGCGCCGTTGCATCCTGTCATCAATTTCGAAATCACCGACGCGGGTTCTTCGTCAACTTTGACTTCATAGCCAGCGCGATAGCTTGGCATCATGCCGCTGCTGGTTTCCCGATCCAGGTCGCAGGCATTCATCGCCGCCGCCCACTCCGACAGTGGCAGATCCTCAAACTCTGCATCGCCGCCATAGACCGACCCATCCGGCAAAACGATGCCGCGCTTGATATTGTAGGCAATCACGATGTTGTTTTCGGTCACCTCCCAGGTTGCGGGATCATCCCAACGATGGGATCCACTGCCCCCGACCGAACTGTCTTTGCGCACGTCATAAAATGGCATGCCCCAAAGCACAAAAGTGAACTCCGGCACCCGCCCGTTCCACAGCGAACTTTGCAGCTTGGTCGTCACGATCGCATAGACTTTGCCGCGACCAATCATATCGGAGGACCAGGGGCGCTCCGGATGATCGCTGTATTTGTCTATCAGCAAAGCATCGGCTTCGGTCTGTGTGCCGTCATGAAACCGCACCCACATGCGATCCTCATAGTCGCCCAACACTTTGCGCCCGTAATCCGGATGCTCGTCGTCGCTCAGCTCAAGTTCCTGGGCGTTGTGGATTACCCCGTCCAATGTGCCGCCGGTGAAATCGCCCAGGTCAAAGATCTGGACCAACATCCTGTTTGGCGTGCCGCCATCATCGTGGCCAGTCGGCGTCCAGACATGTGCGCCCGCCGTCGCGTATCGCCCGACAATAAAACTCTGCGGGTTCAGCTCACCGGTTAACGCCACCTCGGTTTCGATGCCGCGACGCCCGCTGCGCCGGTTGCCCTGAATGGCAGCGTTGAGAGCCGACACAAGAATTCCGCCGACCGTATTGACCAGAAAGGATCCGACCGCAATGCCACCGATCGTGAACGACGAGATCATGGCAAACAGGCCAAGGATTGGCGCTGCCTGAACAGGTTGCGCCAGAACCAACAGCGCCCAAAGCGCCAGAATTAGTGTTTTCATACGCGAAAAGCCCTCACCGCATCTTTCAGTTCCAGACAGCCAACGCCTTTCACTCCGACCACATAAATGAACCGCCCCTGAACGACGCCCACCGCGTCACCCTCTGGCGATGGCACAACGGCGATGTCACCTTGCCACGCCGTCAGCGGCGGCACTTCCTCGTGGTGCTGCGCCACAAAATCAACGTGGTCCGCATAGCCTCGTTTTTTGAGTTGCTTCATGCCGCCCGCGACAGTGGTGTATTTCGATCGCAGACCGCGCGCGTGGTCCACGCCGGTCATGACTTCCACCGCTCCGGCCACAAACAGCGCGCAATCGTGCACGCCCGGCTGATACGGCGTCCGCGCCACCGCGCCGACATATTCCGCAAGGCGCTGCGCCCAATCTTGCTGTCTCATACAATCACCCATGATCCCAAGGATTGCCGCCGCCACCGCTGCCACTGCCACCGCCGCCAGGGAGAAACGGCGAAGGCGCAGGTGGCTCATAAGCCCGCGTCCCCCAATAGACCGGCTCTTTGCCGGTCGTGGTGGCGTATTTCATGAACTGGTCGCTCTGGCGGTTCTGCTGTGCGGCGTGGCTTTTCTTAAGCGACAGACCCTTGGTCAGCAGATACTCCGACCCAACGAGCGCCGCGCGCACAAATGCGTGGCCGTCCGTCTGACCGCTGGTGACTTTCACCGTGTTCAAAAACCCTTTGAACACCCGATCGATGCCCAGCAGCTGATTGCCGACCGGATCGCGGCGCGCAACATACACACGGCACGGCGCTAGTCGCGCCTCATAGCCGCGCAACATGTCCATCACGTCCACCTGCAAAGCCGACAATGTCAGTCGCTGACTTTCAACTGTCAGCCCCTTGCTGGCTGTGACCTTGTCCATTCCGACAATCGATCCACCGGCCACAAACGTGCGCGGTTGACCATCAACCACGAATGACGCGTTCTCGACGCCTGTCCAGAACCCAAAGTCGCGCAGCTCGCCGGTGTCTTTGTGCGCCGCGTCAAACGCGATCAGAATGTCGTGGCTAAGATCACCACGTCCGAGAACCGAATAGCCCATCAAATCACTCCAATGTCTGCTGCCACTTGAACCGAAACCCGTCCGTCAACGCGGGTTTGCGCGCGCCACCCGAAAAACTGTTCGGCACGATCTTGGCCTTTAGAAAGGGCTTCACAAAAAGAACGGTGTTGCCGATCGAGGCGCTGTCCGGCACGAACGGCTGCACCTCAAAAGCGTCAGTCTCGCCGCCTGGCCCCGCATCGGTGGGCGTCACGATCCGATGGTAGCTGAATCGACCGCCTGCCAATTTGATGCAAAGATGATCCCCGCGTCCGAGATAGCTGAACACCTTGTCGCCGTCTGCGATCGCGTAAACATTCGCTGGCAGGTTGGACACCTTCAGGATGCGCATGTCGCCGGTGCCGTTGCCGATGTCTGTGATGGTGTGATTGAAATCCTCTCCCACGCCGTCCGGATCCCAGACCGGCCCCCGACGCGCAGGATCGTACAAGAAAAAACTGGCACCGGGCTGGCGCAACGTATCGACCAGAACTTCGATTTTGTCTTGGGCATCGTGGCGCGCAGGCGTGACGGTAATTTCCCCGCTCCAAAGCCTGTTACCGGTGCGCGACGTTAGGATCTCGCCACCCTTTGTGGATGAACTTTGCATCGCCTCGCCCAACTTGAACGGCATGACAGTGATGCGCAGGTCATCAAAGAAGAGCGAAAGATCGAGCGGAAATTGTGTTGGTGTCATGGTGCTGTTGCCCAGGGGTTTTGTTGCAGACTGTCAACGTCGCCTTTCAGACCGGTGTCGCGGTATTCCTGCAAACCGGCCTGTGCGATTTCGATGGCTTGGCCTTGGGATTGTTCCAGAATGTCGGCCTTAACACCGTCACCCAGCTCGACCCGCAAAACACTCCGACCGCCGCCCGCCAAAGCGCCTTGACCGATGGCATGCATCGATGTTCCGGCGTGGCTGCGAAAATCTTTGATCGGTGCCGCGATGTGACCGACCGCGCCCATCTTCGGCAGCGCCTGCCCCGATACGCCGGTGATGGCCCCAAAGATGCCCGACAGAATGCCGCCCCAGCCCCCACCGATGCCACCCAGCGACAGCTTGGCTTGCTCAAACAGAACATCGGCCAACGTGTCGAGAACGGATCCCAGCACGTCCTTGAACGACTTGGTCCCTGTGATCAGATCCCCGATCGTCTGCCCGATGTTGCTAAACGCACCGTCAGCTGCAGTCGCGATCCCATCGATCGCGCCTTCGACCTCGCCCGCGCCAGAAGCCAAACCCGGCAATTGCAACGCCTCGCCCATTTGGGACGTCGCGGTCTTGATGCGACCCATGCCGCCCTCGATCCCCTGGACCAAACCATCGATGATAAAACCGCCAAACTCTGCGAAAACACGCGACGGTGACCTGATGCCCAGCACGTCCTTGAACCCTTGCGCGATACCCGTTCCAAGCCCGCCGACATAGTCCTTCAGATCCTGCCACTTTTCGGCCAAACCTTGCTTGATCCCCGCAACGATTTCGCGCCCGATGTCGAGCGCTTTGTTCTTCAGATCGACCAGCATCTGGCCAAGAGCGGCCAGCATATTCGCCCCCATTTCGCGCACCGCATCAACGGCATCACCCCAGATCGCATCAAAGACACCGGCCAACGTGGACACGAAATTTTGCGCGATCGCGACACCTGCATCCAGCGCACCGGAAAAGTCGCCAGCAAAGATCGCCTCGATGCCGGTGCCAATCAGGCGGAGGTGTTCAGTCAGACCGTCAAAGACGATCTTCAACGCATCAACCGTGCGGGTCACGACATCTGAAAAAAGTGAAATTGCGCCCTCAATCGCGCCTGTGATCGCGGGAAAGTCTTCCTTTAGGCCGTCCCAATTGGCATAGATCGCCGTTGCAGCAGCCGCGATCGCCGCCGCCAGCAAGCCCAAGGGCGACACGATCGCCAGGATTACACCGGCCATTGGTGCCATCGCTGTCATCATCAAACCGATCGCCGCGATCGCTGGCCCAATAGCTGCAGCCAAGCCCGCCACGATCACCCCCATTTTGAACATCTTCGGATTGGCCTGGCTCATTTCCCGAATGACCGCAGTCACTTTGGTGACCAGCTGCGTCATGAACTCCAAAACGCCACTGTCGGCAATGGCGATCGCCAACCCCTCAAGCGCGCTTTTCATCTGAAGCATCGCGCCGTTGAAACCTTGCATTTGCGTTTCGGCAATGCGCTCGGCAGTGCCGCCTGCCGCATCTAGCTTGGCCTCTAAGTCGGCCAGCTGGTCCGCGCCCTGCGACACCAGCGCTGCCATGCCTGGTCCCGCACGCTGGCCAAAGATCTTCATGATCGCGCCGGTGTTCTCCGCGTGCGGTTCCAGCTCTCGCACGATCTCAGTCAGGTTTTTCAGGTTGCCATTTGAATCGTAAAGATTGACGCCCAGTTCTTCGATGGCGTCTGACACACCGCTGGTCGGGTTGAGCAGCCGCGTGATTGCACCGCGCAGCGCGGTGCCTGCCATTTCGCCCTGAATACCGGCGTTGCCCAACAGACCGATTGCAGCGGCGACCTCGTTAAACGGCAGTTTCGCAGATGACGCGACCGGCGCGACATACTTCATCGCATCGCCCATCTGGCGCAAGTCGGTGTTTGACGACGACAGGGTCTTGACCAGGACATCGTTGATCTCCGCAAGATCACCAACCTCTTTGCCAAAACCGGTCATGATGTTGGACACGATGTCAGCGCTGGTCGCCAGATCCGCGCCCGACGCCGCAGCCAGCTGCAACGTCGACGGCATCGCGCCGATGATCTCGTCGGCCTCTAATCCAGCCATCGCCAGAAAGCCCATCGCGTCAGCCGCCTGACTTGCGGAATACTGCGTGGTTGCGCCCAGCTCTTTGGCTGTGTCTTTCAGGCGTGCCAGATCCTGATCGGTCGCGCCGGACAAAGCCTTCACCCGGTTCATCGACTTTTCAAAATCACCCGCCGATCGCATCATGCCACCAAAGGCCAACGTCAAAGGCGCGGTGACGCCGACCGACATCCGCGTGCCGGTCGCCCGCAGCCGCTTGCCGGTTTTCTCCATGTTCCGCTGGAACCGTTTCATGCGCTTTTGTGCGGCACCAACGCCCTCGTTAAACGCGGCGCTGTCCATGCCCAACACGACGCGCAGCGCGCCGATGACTGCATTGCTCATGTCTTGACAACCTTTCCACCAAAAGCGGCGTTCAGCATTTTCGCGATGGCCATTTGTTCCTCAGAACTTTGGCGCTTCTTCGGTCTGCTCCTGGACCGGACCTTGTTGAATTGCGGAAACTTTTTGGGATTGTGGAACCCGACCATTGCCAGTTGCGCACCCATCCAGGCGTTTGCCTCATAAAACACCTGCTCGCGTTCGATGCGTTTGGCCGCACCGGCCATCACGATCGAGATCTCGCGCAAGGTCAGGTGCCAAAACTGGGCAGGATCCTGCCCAGCTTCGACCCAACTTTCCAAAAGGGACGCCCAGTCTAGGACGTCCCCTTCGGTTTTTTTGTGCTGGCCGTATTGCCCCCTGCACCCGCTTTCGGCGCTGCAGGCATGCTGGCCGCGACGGCTTTGCCGACCAACTCCAGCGCGGCGACAATGCCACCCAGCCCGGTGATCAGATCACCGGCATCTTTGACGGTCAGCCCTGCGTGATGTTCCTGCAGACCCGCCCAGAACAACAGGCGCACATCACTGAAAGAAAGATCCTCTTTCGCGGTGTTTTCCAGACGCTGCAAAAACGCTGTCGCGCTTTTGCCGGTCGCGTCCTCCAGCTCACACATAGCGTTGGCGGTGTACTGCAAAGCAAAGGTCTCGCCCTTTGCCTTGAAGCTAAATTTGCCCTTGATTTGGTTGCCCATCGATTAAGCCCCCAGTGCGAAAACCGGCTCGCCGGTGATCTTGATTGTGACGTTCTGAGTGATCTTGTCGTCCATCGGGACGGGCTGATCGATGCCAGTAACCAACCCACTGAAGGACCAGTTTGCCCCGCCAGGAAACACCTGCGAATAGGCTTCAGGATCGTCATTGTTAAAGTCCGCGATCAACGCTTGATACTGCGAACTTTCGGGATCTGCTTGGATTTCAAACGTCACCTCTCCGCCGTCACGCAACGCTCCAATAAACTCGCGATAGCGATTGGGCGACTTCATATGGGTCGCATCTTTGGTTTCGCGCGACAGCGATGGTGCGTCCATACTCAAGACTTCACCAACGGAAACCGATCCCCGTAGAAAATCGGACCCGAACCCGATAATTGCTCCTGTCATTTTCAGGACTCCTTGTGCCAGCTGGTTTCAAGATCAACGCTGATGCGGAACAGCTGGCGTTCCTCACCTGTTGTGCTGTCCGTCAGGTCGCGAGACCCGACGATAAAAATGCTCTGAAATGCGGTGCCGTTGATCGCGCCAGAATATCCGCTCAGATAGTCCGTGACCGCATCCGCCACCGCCTTTGCCCCTTCATAGGTTTCTGCCCAGGCATCGACCTGAACCCGCGTTTTGCGCAGTCCGGTTTCGCCCTTCATGTGATAGCTGCGCGGATCCGACACCACGGTCAGATTGACATAGGGAAACCCCGTCACGCTGCGCGGCTGCACCAGCCAATGCACGCGGTTGCCCACAAGCGCCGCCAGGGGCGCATGCCCCAACAGCAGCGCCATCAATGCCTCGGTCATCGCTTCGACCCTTTCTTGGCCAGCCGTTTGCGGTAGCGCGCAATGCTGCGCTGCACGTCCGCCCACAGATCGTCTTTGATGCTGTCCAGCGCGCCCATCCGGTTTGCGTCCCATGCTGGCCGTAAGTGCGGCTGCGCGGCCTGATGCTCATTTCCGAACTCGGTTTGAAGACCCGACGCGTGACCGTGCTTTCCTGGTCCCGCGTAGACCTCGACTTCGCTTTCCTTGGCGGACACGCTTTGCTGCCGCTTGGTCAGTTTCGTGCCAACGCCATAGCTTTCGCGCAAATCGCCCACTTCAACCGGCGCATTGCCTGCGCCCGCATCTGCGATCGGCTGCGCGGCCTTCTTTAAGACCCGACGCACACTGGCCTTGGCCGTGACCTTGGGCAGGTCCATCAAAGCCCGCTCAAGATCCTGGAACCCTTCGACCTTAAATTTGGGCTTCATCGATCCGCACCGCAGTGATTTCCAAACGCCCACGTGTTCGCGCGCGCTTGATGGCTTTGATCTCCCAAACCTCACCGCTCTGCCGTATCCCCTGGTCATCCCAAGACCCGTCAAGGATCAACCGATCGGCGGCGCTCACAGACCGTGCGCGCGCCGTGTCTCGCATCACAAACCGCGCGGTCGTCGCCGACATTTGCTGCCCTGCGGATACCTTTTCCGCGTCTGAAATGTCCTCGCGACTGGCGTAGACCTGCCCCAGCAGATCCCAGCCACCAATGATCTCGTTATGCGCATTGCGCTGCGTGGTGTCCTTGCGCTCAAACCCGATGCGGGTGTCCAGGCGAAACCCCATCAGACCGCCCACCATTGGCGCGGGCGATCGTAGCGCGACTGCTTCATCAACGCGCGCGCCCCAAAGGCCACTTGGATTTCGTCAGCTTTGTCAGGATTGATTCCGGCCTCGTACCAATCAGCCGCAATCAAGATCATCGCTTGCACCAGCGGCTGTGGCGCTACCTGATGGCCGATCGATGCCGTGACGCGCACATCCGCGCCGTCGCTCACGCCTTCCCACATGCTGCCCGGCAGAACCATTTGTGGTTCGTCATGGCCACGTTCCAGCCAGACACCATCAAGGCTCAGTTCTTGCCAAACACCGGCATCCAGCCAATGCAGGGCGGAAACACTTTCAACCGGCGCGCAGGGAAACCACCAACGCAGACCGCAGCCTGCGCGAAAATGCAGCTCCGCTGTGCGCGGTGTCAGGGGGCGATTGCTGCCAGCTTCGACAACACCTTGCGCTGCCAACAACAGACCATCGATCAGCGCGTCGTCTGACGCATCATCCAGCATCAAATGCGTGGACTGTTTGAATATGTCAGCAGTGACTGCTGTCGTGATGTCGCTGGTGATCAGCATGCCCGCCCCCTTGGTTAAACTTCGTCAGTTTCCGGCGTCAGGTCGCCGGTTGCGTCGTCTTGGTCGCAGGCGGTTTCTTTTCATTGGATTTCGCCGCGGCTGATTTCTTCCAGGCGGCATTCTTGCCCTCGACCAGCTTGTCGGCGGTGTCTTTCTCGAAACCGGCGGTGTCGCCCTTGTTCCAGCGGCCATGCGTGCGGATGCACACAAGTTTGGTTTTCTTCTCTGCCATTATCTTGGCCCTTCACTGAGTGTGTTCCGCCGCCCCGGCACCGTGCCGGAGCGGTCAATTGTTTGGCTCTATGGCGCGCTGACTTACAGCGACCAACCGGTCACCGTTGCACCCGAAATGGCCGCGTCGTGCATTGGTGCGAAATCATGTTCACTGATGGCGCGCATCAGGGTCAGATCATTCTGGAACGCCGACACCGGATCACCGGACGTGTTCACAAACGTCGCCTGGTCGCTGGTCGCGATTGTCAGGTTCATCGCGTCACCAATCATCATTTCGGAGAAGTCCGCAAAGGTGATTTCGGTATCGCTGCCCGCGCCCAGGTTGTTGGGGATCTGCGAGCTGGTGTAGATCGGGAAGCCCTTGAGCGTGCCGTCCTTGTCGATCGACGGATAGAGCTTGAAGCCGTTGGCATCACGCAAGTCCGCCAAGAAGTTTTTCGTGCTGGCACGCATTGCCCAGCCCGGCATCAGCATCGGCACGTCCGCGTCTTCGACCTTGTTCACAAGGCTGTTGATCAGCGTCTCGACCGCTGCAGCGGTCTTTGCCGCTTCCGTCAGCCAGTTCGGCGCAAGGCACCAATGACGCAAACCTTTGGGCGTGCCGTTTGTGCCGTCATTGCGCAAGAAGGCGATGTCTTCGCGCGCCGCCATCTGGCGCACCACATCATTGCGCGCGGTGCGCGCCATTGCCATTGACGACATCCGCAGCAAGTCGTTGGACAGCGGCACAAGCGCGGTCAGTTTGCGGAACGACAGATCAACATTGTCAAAGGTCGGCTCCGATTCCGCGATCGCGGTGGCTTCGCCGCCGTAGTTCGCAGTCGCGCCTGTCGCCATGCGGGCATGTCGCATCTTGCCCGCCGGGATCGGAGAACTGTCAGCACCTGCCTTACGGACGACCACCTTGGGGCGCAGCAGATCAATGATCTCGTTGGCCAGCGGTTCGGGGATGGTCACACCACCCGCTGCTGACGATGCACCGGACAATACTGCCGCAACGCCAGAATGACCCGCCTCTTCAAGCTGCACCGCCGCCTTGTCCGCATCACCTTTGTGATTGGCCAGCGCCCCGACAATGAAGCCGACCTCGATCGCCTTGTCGGCGGGGTTCTTTGCGGTTGCCGCAACCGGCGCACCACCAGGCATGCCCTGATCATCGCCGCCCGTGGCCGCAGCCGACTGAGCCGCCAGCACACCTTCGGCACGTTTGACCGCGCGATCTGATTTGTCAAAATCCGCTTTGGCGGTGTCAAACTCAGCTGTGGCTGCAGCAAGTGCTTCAGCGTCTGGCGTCTCCGCGCTTTCCAGTGCGTCAATGTTGGTAGCAGCCGCCGCCATTGCATCAGCCGCCGTTTTGCGCTCTGCGCGCAAGTCGTTGATGTCCTTCATCACATGTTCCTCTTTGAAGGTAAGTGGCGGCGATTGCGCCACGGTTTGAAGCCCCACCGGCAGGACCGGCAAGGCACTCGCGCAGTTTTTTGTCTGCGGAATTAGGTGTTCGAAATGCGCGCGGCCATTTCGGCTTGCGCACGCGCTGTTTGGCTCATCGCCCGCTGTCCGGTTTGCGCTGTTGCCGGATAGGCCGCAAAGACGCGGTCATAAAATCCGGCGCGGGTGTCTTGCCCATCGGCCAGCCCGCGTTTGATGGCGTCATCTGCGCGATACATCGCACCGCCGTCCGCATCGTCACCCGTCACAGACAAGCGCGACACCAGCTCCTCGCGATCGATGCCGCGCCCTCGCGCCACCGCATCCAGAAACGCCGACTCTGCCTCATCCAGACTGCGCTGAATCTCCGCTTTGCCGGTGTCGGTTGTCGGGTCTGGATTTTTGGCACGTGCATGGCTCGATGCATGCACACCCCACTGGTTGCCGCTCATGCCCGGCCCAACCGGCCAGACACTCATGCGCATGGTGCCAATGCTGCCCACTTCGCTGCCGATCGCCATCGTGATGTCGCTACCCTGACTGGCGAGATAATAGGCTGCGGATGCCGCCATCGGGTTGGCCAGCACATGCACCGGCTTTTGCTCTGCCAGCTTCGCAATCGCCTGGGCTGCGCCCTCAAGGCCCAACACCATGCCACCCGGACTGTTCACGTCCAGCGCGACCGCGCCGACATCCTCATTTGCCGCCAGCTCCGCACATGCGGTTTCGATGCCTTGATAGGTGGCCCAGCCAAGATAGCGTTCAAGGATCGCAGAATCCGGCGTCAGGATCCCGCGAATGGGCATCACCGCCACGCGGCGCGAAATCCCGTAGCGCTCGCCCTTCGGCACTTCCAGCGGGCCGGACATAACAGGACCGGCGCTGGCTTGCGCAGGCCAGCTCATCATCATCAGATCTGACGCCCGCGACAGATCCAAGGCCATGACCTGACCACCAAACCGCGCGGCAATCTGATCGCCCGCCACATTGGTTGCGTTCTGATCCGTCATTCTTCCGTCTCCTTTTTAGGTTTGCCGCCTTCGGCCTCGCGCGTCATATTGGACGGCGGATAAAGAACATCGCCGCCAGCGATTTCGCTCTTGCCGTCTTCTTCCCGCGCTTCATTGACGGTCTTCCAAGGACCGCCGACCGCCTTGCCGTTGGCCTCGTAGCGTTCCTTGGTGGTGGCCTCCATCAGCGCATCATAATTGTGGACCAGCTGCAGACCCTGTTCGCGCTCACGCCGGGTCAAAAGGCCAAGGCCATAAAACCCCTGCGCCATGTTGCCCCAATGGGTCAGGCAGTCGGTTTTGTAGTCGATCGCCTGCTGTTGGCCGTTGGCCTTCACGCCGTGTTCCAACATCTGCAACTTCGCAGGTGGCATGCGGTAGATAGCGGCAAGTTGTTCGCGATCGAATTTGCGTGACGCAAGCAGCTCCTGGTCGGACGCAGACAGATCCAGTGTGGCGATTTCGTCATTCTCGCCAAGCACCGGCCAGCCTTCGGCATTTGGGTCGCGCAACATATCGCGGATACGGGTGATGCCGCGCGTGCGTTTTTCCTCATCTTCAAAGCTGTCTTCTAGCTTTACATAGCCGCGCAGCTGCGTGCCGGACGCATGTCGCGCTGCCGCCTCCTGCCCCGCCAGGGCAAGACCCACGGACTCAGCAGCCACTGAAAGCGGACTGCGCCCGGTCCAGCCATCGTTTGGCAGATAGCGCAAATGCACCATCGATGTCGCAGGCGCACGGCGTTGCGCGCCTGCCCCGTCTTCAAACTGGTAAAACCGCGCGCGCCCATCGCGCAGCAACCCGCATCGATCGGTGTGAACATGCTCGATCAATACCGGCTGGCCACCACCATCGCGTGGCGCATAGGAATATCCGTTGCCACGAATGGCAAAGGCATAGTTGGTGGCAAACCGCATCACGATCGCAGGCACGCCAAAGGTGCTTTCCACATTCAACAGATAGCCAAGCGCATGCTCATTGACCTGGACCAGCCGCCCGGTCTTCTTGTCCTTCTGCATCACATTGAGCGGCAGTTTCGCCAGATCCCCCGCGATGATGTTGCCGCAGGCAAACACCGTTGCATGGCGCTGCGCGGTTTCCGGTGTCACACGCGGCAGCGTTTTGACCCGGCTTTGACCCGCGCCCCATCCGTCGACCATCCAGCCCGCCGGTGCCCGCGTGCCGGATGTAGCGGCGGCGACAACTGGTGGTTCGCTACGCGCTGCCGAAGGTTCCGCACGATTTAGCAGGCGATCAAATAGGCTCATAGGGACTCGACCTCTCCACGGCGTTTCTTGCCATCGTTTGCGGTTGCCCGACCGATGGCCATGATCATGGCGACAGCGGCATCGATGCGCCCCTGGCTCTTTTTCTTGTTCGGCTTGATGTTCTCTGCCGCGTCTTCGTCGCGGTGAACATTGCCCACCTGCCAGCCCAGCACCGGATTTCCCGCGTGCCGGATCAGGTTATTGGCCACCCGCTCTTCGACCCGCTTCATTGGTCCGGACATCGAGGCAAAACCCTGGCGATGCTCAACCATCGGAAACCGCTTTTGATCCAGCGTGTTCGCCAGATCCTTCATGCCCCAAGGGTCATATGCGATCTCTTGCAACGCAAAATTGCTGCGGATCCACTCAAGGCGCTTGACGATTTCGTCCTCATCGATCGTGCCGCCGTGATGCACCTCAAGCCAGCCTTTGTCCCGCCAGCCCACATATTCGCGTTTTTCCTTCTGGGCGCGCTTGATGAACCCTGCATCGCCCGCTGGCAGATAGGTCCAGACCCAGACATAAATCAGCTTGCCGATCGGCACCGCCAGCGCGATCGCCGTGGTGTCGACCTTGTTGGATAGATCCAGCGCTACCCAGGCCTTTTGCCCGAACAGATCGTCCGGTCGAAACGGCGCAACCGCCTCGCCCTTGTCCCAGGCGTCTTGCGTGATCCATGCCTCCGCGCCCTCAGTCCACAGGTTCAGGTGAAAGCGTTTAAAGTTTGGCAGCTGACCGGAAATGATCATCGCCTTTTCAGCGGCTTTGCGCACAGCCTCCTGCGGCTTTGACACATTCAAATTCGGGTTGCCCATCAGCCAGGCGGTTGGATCCATCGGATCCGCATCTGCCGGTGGTTCGGCCACGTAGGCAAAAAAACTGTCGTCATCGACCTTTCCGCGCAAAACGGATTCCGCGTAGCCCCGCAGCTCGCCGCACAACCCTTTACGGTTCTGCCCCGCCGTGGTGATCACCCAATCGATCGGTTGCGATCGCGCGATCATGGATTCCACAATCGTCTCTGCCAGCTCCCGATCGGTCCAGCGGTGCATTTCATCCCGCGCCAGAAAGGACGGGTTGATCCCGTCCGATGAATTGCCATCGCGCGACAGCGACAGGATCGTGCCGTCCGTCTTCGTTGTCTCGATGATATGCGTGCGCACATCCATGAAGTGCGGCAGAAACGGCGACCGCTTGATGATGCGTTTCAACCCCTTGAACAGCAGTCCGGCCTGGTCGCGCGTCGTGGCTGCGCAATAGGCCTCCGGCGCAGCTTCCCCGTCAAAGAGCTGCGTGTATAGCAGCGGTACCGCCGTGTCGGTCGTCTTGCCGTTCTTCTTGCCGACCTGGTGATAGGTATCGCGGAACCGGCGCAGTCCGGTGTCCTGATGTTTCCACCCGAAAACAGATCCGTGCCTGAATACCTGCCAAGGCTGCAGCTCCATCGGTTGCCCGGCCAGCGGCCCCTGCGTGTGATGCAACATCGTCGCAAAATTGCAGATCGTCGTCGCGGCCTCACAATCAAAATACAGCCCGCGTTCGTCAGCTGTGTCGAGATCCACCAAGTGGCGTTCGCAGGCCATGCGCACCAGATCGCCGGTGACGATGTCGCCCTCAATCACTCCAGTCGCGTATTGGCTGACCGGATGATCAAGCGGATGCACTCTGCCCGCCCTGATTGCCTTTAAGCTGATCCATCAGCTGGTCAAACAGATCACCCTGCCCACCGCCGCCGATGCGGGACTCGTCAACTGGTGTCAGACCAAACAGCGCCGCATCACGGCGCATATGGTTGGCCGCTTCGCTCTGAGTGGTCCAGGCTGCTGTCTTTTTTTGCTGCATACCGTTGCGGGTCTTGGTTTCATACCAGACGCCGTGCATAGCGATGTCATTGGTGCCGCGAATGAAATTGGCAACCGCTTCACAGTAGCTTGCGAACTGGTGCCGAAAGTGCGGCAGCAGGCGATCCATCCGGACCAGCTCCGGTGCCAGGTCCGTCCAAACGTCCCGCCCCAACTCAGTCATCCACTCAAATGGTTCAGGTACCGGCTTGTCGCCTTCACCCTTCATAGGGATCACGTTGCCGGTTGGCGTTGGTTTTGCGCCTTTCATCACGTTTCCCCTATGATTGCCCCACCAAAGTGAAGCTCTAAAACTCGGTTCAGATGGGCTTTTTTCCCCAATTCCCCCATCGCGAAAAGGAATGTATCGCCGCCGGTCTTCTGGGCTGGCCTCTGATTTTCAGATACCCCCCCGCCCATGCAGCACTTCGCGTGCGGTCTTGCGGCTGTGGCAAGGTTTGCACAACGACTGCAGGTTCATTCGATCGTAGAACTTGCTGCGATCTCCACGGTGCGGCTCGATGTGGTCAACCTCTTCAGCCGCCACCACCAACCCCAGCTCCGCGCAGTCTGCGCACAAGGGATTGGCTGTGATGAAGGATCGCCGCAGCGCCTTCCATGCTTTGGTCGCATAGAGCTGCACACCTGCGCGCGCCACCGCCGACAGTTTCGCCGACGCACGACGCCGCGCCAGCTTCTCTTTGCGCTCCGCTTCATGCAGCTCACAATGCGCGCCGCCCTCGATTGACAGGTCATCGCAGCCTGGGCGACAGCAAACCTTTCTGATCGCCATCGCCCCACCTGCCCTTGACCCGCCACAACGCAAAAACGCCCGACCGTTTCCGGTGGGCGTTCTTGTTGATGATGCATATGTCTTACGCGGCTGGTGGATTAACTGTAAACAACAAAATCACAAGCCTTTGTTCTTGAATAGAAAAGGGGCGACCGAAGCCACCCCCATTCCGATTCACTTTCGCTTGGCGTGCCGCAGCGCCAGATACCCCAGTATCAAAGCCAGCGGCGCACACACGGCTTGAATTACTTCAAGCCATAAAACAAAATCTTCCATATTTTTCCTCTTGGGCTCGCCCAACTCCGCCCCAACGCCGCAAAGAAAAAGGAGACTTTGAACCTGCCACAGTAGAACTGTGGCGAAGGCGCAATAGCGCTTGTCGAATTCAGCCCTGGACCTCTCCTTTCGGAGACGTCAGGCCCGGATTTAGCACAAGCTAGGTCCGCAACTCTTAGTTGGTTGCGGTTGTAATCCAGACCTTGAGCCAAAACATAGGAACCCTATACCGAACCTTCAACCCCAGACCGGCGCGCAACCCGCCTCAAACCGCACCACATGTTGTCCCGATCGCTGTACCGGCCCCATCATCCGGTCCAACACAGCGCGCAGCGCGACCTGCAGATCGCCGATCAGCCGCGCGTTCTTGGCCCAACCGTGACGCTCCAGCACATCCGACAACGTGCCATCCTCAAGACAGACGATATCCACCAGCCGCCGGTCCATGATGCCGACCCGCGATCCCCGCGCCGATGGCCGGTTGCGCCGCACCACCAGGGCCGACCCCGACCCGATGCGCGCGCGCAGCTGATCGATGCGGTCACGATCGCGCAGCACTGCATCCATGAAATCACTGCCGCTGCCCGAACTGCCACCCGTTCGCCCCTCGATCGAGGAACACTTCACACCGGCGCAGGCGTGTTTCTCGACCAGATCGCGATAGAACCGGCCCATTGCCACCTGCCCTGCATTGAACGGTTCCTGATAGACCGGCACCGGCTTGCCTTGCGCCTCGGCGCGCTGCATGGCCCGCGCATGGGCGGCGCGCGCCTTGGCCTCGATCACATCAAAGCTGTCCGCGCGCGTCAGGGTCTTGCGCCCCATGTGGCCGGTGCGCATCCGCGCCAGCCCGCCGCCTTCGGTGCGCACCATCCCGCGCCCCTCAAACATCCGCACCGGCCCGCGCGCAGGGGCGATCGGCACGTCCGGCCCTACCGCGTCTGGCACATGGCCCATTGCGCGCACTTCGGCCAGCCGATCGAGCGCTGACAGGCTGGCGTCCTGTTCGATCACATCAATCGGGCGCGCGGTGGTGACTTGGGTTTTGCGGCTCATGCGGCTGCTCCTTCGGTGGTGGCATTGGTGATGTCGAGGCAACGCCGCTTGGCGTCGAGGTACCGGCGCAGCTCTTCGATCTCGCGCGGGCTGGCCCTGTCGTCCTCGATGTCGCGGCGCACCGCATCAAAGCGGCGCTTGTTAAAGTCCGCCTGGTCGCGGATCTGGCCCAGACTGTAATCATTCGGCGGCGCGCCGAACTTGCGCAAATGAAAGAACAGCTCGACCAGATACCCCTGATCGCGCGCCGCCCGGCCAGCTGCGCTTTGCAGATAGCTGCGCACCAGTCGGCTTTCGCTGGATGGCGGGATCTGCAACCGCCGCGCCCAGTTCATGATCGACACTTCTGACGGCCAGACGTTCTTGCGCGCGCCTTCTGCGTGGCACTCGATCACTTCGGCCAATGCGGCCAGTCGATCCGCCGCCATGTATGCCAGCCGCGCCTGCAGGCTTTCCAAGAAATCCAGATGATGTGCCTCGCTGTGGCTGCGCTTGCGCACCAGCCCGCGTTTGACCAACGGCTTGATCAACAGATCGCTGACCCGCTCCTTACCGGCTTTCAGTTCCTGACCTTCCATGTGCCTGCCTCCTTTCTCAGCATGCGTGACCTATCCACAGGCGGTGGTGTGTCGGACTGCCCGATCGCTGGCAAAAACCGCCGCGCCAGCCTGTATCTCTTTCTTTTGATTTCTTCTCTTTTCCTTTCAGCCGCGCGGTTTTTGGAAAAAACGAAAACTGCCGGAAACGGTTTCAAAACTTCCGCCGGAAGATTTGGGGAAGAAACCATAGGGGCGCGATCAGCGGTCAGAATGCAGGTCAATGACAGCCTCCTTGACGCGCTTCATGGTGGCGCTGCCGCCCTCATAGGTCTGATCGATCCAATCGCTGATGGCGTTCAGCAGCTCTTCGTTTTTGGCCAGCGCCGCTGTGGACCCCATGCCCGGCAAGCCTTTGACCAGATGTTCGCGGATCGTGGCCAGACGCTTGCGCATCCGATCATCCGCGTTCTTGGCCGCGTTGCGCTTCTTGCCCTTCATGGCCTCGATCGCCACGTCTGTGACCACCGGATGCGCCAGACGGATTTCGCCGTTGTCGCACATCACCTGTGACCAGCCATTCAACGGCCCGACAGCACGTCCCTTCAGTTCCGCCCACACGCCTGTGCGGATGCGCAGCAGAAAGGCTAGCGCCTCATCATCGCAGGGCAAGGTGCCGACCGGCGTTTCGCCCTGGCTGAGAAAGAACAGCTCGATGCCGTAAAAGCCGACTTCGGGATCCTGATAGGCCGCGCGCCGGAAGTCAGACGCCATCCAGCGTTTGACGTTCCAAAGCACAAAGAAATGGGAATCCAGACGCTCACTGGCAGAGATGGGATATTCGGGCAGGTCGCTGTCTTCGACCACCTGAAGTGTTGGGGCGTGGGTTTGCATCAGCTCACCTCCCCACACCCGCGCCCGATTTCACCGGGGTTCTCTGCCACGAAGTCTTTCCAGTGGACCCACCCTTTTGGGCAGTGAAACCCCCAGTCCCGAATGCGCGGACCGGTGATGAACAAGGTTTCCGCAGGCTCATCCACAAGCTCCAACCGATGCGCCATGTCAGGGCTGCGATACACACATCCACCCGCCTCGATCAGGCGCGGACCATCTTCGGTGATCTCGCGCAACTTGCCTTTCACCATCAGCGAAAAGGACGGCCAGGGATGGTCGTGCAGCGCGCGGTCATCGTCGTCGCGCAAAACGCAATGGTAGTAGACGTTGAATGTTGGGTTGCGCGGGATAAGCCACCAACGCAGCAGATATGGATTGTCTGCAGGTCCGATCACAAAGTCCGGTGCACGCGATGGCCGCAGGCGCTGGAACTCAATACCCGCTTTAATTTCTGACTGGTTCATTCCTGCCCTCCCTGTTGCGCCCGATACTGGCGGTCTGCCAGCCAGGCGGATTGCACATGTGTGATGTGCCGCCGCGCGGCCTTCACCAGCGCGCGTGTTTTTTCGTCATGCTGCTCATATTTCCCCATGCGCCAGACCAGCAGCGGCAGGGCCATCTTGTGGCCCCACTTGCGCATCTCGGTCGTGCCTGCGCGCTCACAAGCGGTGCAGCAATAGACCTGCCAGCGTCGTGTCGGATTGAACGCCCGCCCGCAGGACGGGTTGAAACAGATACCGTCCTGCCAGGGTGTCGACAGCGCCAGTTCCTGATGCGCAAAGTCGCGAAACGCCTCTGGCGCGTCGGGCTGGCAATGCTGTGGCACGGCATGTGCGGTGGCGGGTTGCAGAAGGGTCATAACGCTAAAGCCCCCTCTGTCGCCGCTGGTGCGGGTTTTTCGGGATAGTCGTCCGGGCGTTCCAACGCGGTCCGACAGGGCGGAACCCAGAACAATTCGGTTGTGCCGGACAGATGCCATTTCGGATTAAGCCAGATGATCCAGCAATAGGCGGTTGCGGTGCTGCCATCCTTGGACAGCTTGCCTTTGTGCATCACGACCCGCTCGGAAAACTGCAGGACAAACGCCGGTGGCCGCTTGGCGAACAACCGGTCGTGCCGCCCGATGCCCTCAAGGAACGCGCTGCGCAGGATAAAGGCACAGCCCTCGCGGCTGGTGCGCAGCGCGCGCTCGATGAAGTCTTCGGCCAACCGGAACGGCGGGTTGGTGATGGTCCAGTCAACCGGATCAGGATCCGGCCCGAACAGATAATCTCGCACCGGATAGCCTGCGCCGTAGTCATGCACGTCTGAGGCATCGACGCTGTCAAAGAACTCAGACAGCGGTTTGACCATATGGCCGCGATTTGCCGCCGGTTCCCGCGCGACACCGCCACTGGTGAACCCCTGCCCCTGCAAGAACTCAAACAGCGCGCGCGTGGCCCACGGTGGTGTCGGGAAATCATCCAGACTGGTGTGCGGCTCTTTGCGCTGCTGCATCACGGCAGAGGATCTGTTCTGCCCGCTCATGCCGCCCGCTCCCACCGCTTTTTGGATTGCCCGTCACGCTTGGCGACATAGGCCATCGCCGCGCCCTGCATGCGCTCAAACCGCGCGGTTGATCCGCTTTCCAGCACGTTGTGGACGTAGGCCGGATTGAACCCCAAGGCGAGGCTGGCCGCGCGCATCGACGGGAAGGTGACACCGGCGATCGTGAAGGGCTTTGATGTTGCGTGATTGTGTTTACGCGGCACGCCAACCTGATCGATCCGGCCACGATAGAGCGCCGTAAAAATGGCCGCAGGTGTCACGCCAAAGGCGCGCGCCGCTGCCTGGGCGTTTTTGTAAACTTTGCCTCGGATCACAATGCGCATCGGCTCTTTGCCGACCTGCCCCAGCCCGACGCGGTCAAGCGTGCCTTTCTCGATCGCCTTATAAATTGTGCCGACGCTGACGCCATGCGCCGCTGCGGCCTCTTGCGCCGTGCCATAGGTCACACCCCGAATGGCGAAGTTACGATGCAAACGCTTACCCATCAGCGGATCCCCAGCTCATCAAAGACGCACATCACGCCTGCCAGCAGCCATTCGGGATCAAACCCCGCCAGGGCGCAGACCGTGTAATACTCGCGCGATCCGAACCACATCCGCGCCGACAAAACTTCATAGGGGCGGTCTTTCTTGATCGGCGCTGTGGCCAGCTCGAACTGTTCCTCGATGACCGCGCACCACAAACTGTGGACCGATTCCATCGTCGTTTCCGGCTCTTCGATCAGGTTGGTGTTCGGCTCATCCAGCAGCATCACACACCCCCCACATCAGAGATCAGGAAAACCGGCTTGCGCGTCTCCAGGGCGTGACGTGTCGCGCCCCAAACAGCGGCGCAGTCCTGCCAGCCCACGATCGGCGGCACAGCCACAAAATCAGACGCAGCCACAAGCGGTCTTTGCCAAGCCTGCCAGAACAGCGCATCCGGATCCGGCAGACCCGAAGCAAGCCGATCGGCCAAATGCATTTCGACGGCCTGCACCATCGGCGACAACGCTGTCACGCCATGCACCGACAAACGACACGCCCACCGCGCCGCAGGCACGCCGCTGGCAACCAGCCGCGCCGCGCCCCAGCGCGCATCCGCCGTGTCATCGACAGGTGCAGGCGGTGTCGCCAGATAGCAAAGCCGCGACATTCCAAACGCCGCCACATCCGCCAGCGCCGCATCCCGAAACAAAAGCCGCGCCTCGGCAAAACGATCCAATGCAGGTGCCGCCCAATTTGGCGCGGTGGTAAGATCAAACTCAGACATGAAGCCCCCAACCTGCCCGCCTATCCCCGACAAAAAAGCGGGCGCATGACCGAAGCCACGCGCCCAGTTGACCCAACAGGGAGGGGATAGGGTTTGCGTTACTGGACAGACCCACGCGACACGCCATACTGCGCGCCACGTTTGCTGCCTTGCGAAAGATATTGAGATGACCCGATTTGCCGCCGTGGCCGCGCTTTGCGCCACCCTGCCCGCCACCGATGTGCGCGCCGACGATCTGGACGGGATCCAGGGCCACGCCGTCCAGCTGCGCTTTGCGACACAGAACTGCGGCGCAGTCATTGACGCGATCGACAGCCCACCAGCCACGCCCGAAGGTGTTGGCACTATGGCGATGACCTTTGGCTTTCTGATGGGCGTTGAAATGGCAAACCCTGGCATCAGGGGCGATGCCGAAACGATCTTGATGCGCCTGCGCGACGATTGCGCCGCCAGCCCGCAAGCGACCGCCTGGTCGCTGCTGACGGGATATGCGGCGGACTGAGGTCATGTTGAGACCTTCTCGGCTGACAATTCTGGAGATCGCTTTCCACCAGTTTGGCCGTCCGCCGAGGTAGGAAATTCCTTACGTTGGCAACAAGACTCTTGCAGAACGGCCTCATTGCCCTCAGATAATACACCATTGGTGGATTTCATTTGGAACAATTCAGGAGGACACACGATGCCAGATTTTCGGCACATCCCCGAAATGACAACGTACCAAGAAGGCGGAAACCTACCCTTCGTTACGCCATTCGAAATGGCGGTTACACCGACCCCGAGTGCAGAGGCCATCTCACTGCGACCAAGCGCATCTGCTATTGTGTTTGCATCGTCCATGACGGGACATTATCCACCATTTGTGGATCATGCAATATCCACCAATGGTGGTTTGCCAAAAAATCCACCATCGGTGAATACTGAGGTCATGACAGACCGACCAGATTATAGCGAAATCGGCACCCGCCTCGGAAAGATCAGGGAAGGCTTCTCTGATTTGTCCCAGAAGGAATGGGCGCAGATGAACAATTTTTCGCACACCCAATACAATAACTGGGAGAAAGGCACGCGACGGATTTCCGTCGATGCTGCCGAGGTTCTGGTGGAGCGCTACGGCTTAACACTGGACTTTATATACCGAGGCAGAATGGATGGGTTGTCTGAAACTGTCAGGAAAGTCTTGTAGTCAGCGCGACCGATAGCCTTGACGACGACATCCAACGACACATTTTGCTCTTCGGCAATCTCGATCATTCGGTCCAGTCTTTCGTCCACGGCCTTCATTTTTGGTACCTCAGAAAATCAATCTAGGGTAGAAACTACAATTCTGACGCTAAAGTGCGTCAAGTTCTTTTCTTTACCAAATCGCGTTTTCGTTACACATCAAACACTTAACCCGTAAGGGCACAAACATGGCTCCGAGTAATGCGCAGAATTCTGGTCAAAATCCCGCCAAAGCAGCACCGCCACAGGCGTCAAGCGATGTATCCATTGTCTTCCGCAAACGGTTCATGCGCTCCTTTGAAAGATCCAAATTCAAGAGTTTGCGTCGCGTCGCGAACGCCATAGGCTGCGCCCCGTCTTCACTGCAAAGCATCGCCCGTGGTGATTTCGACGGCTCGGAAAAGGGACCTGGCCTCTTTAACACTTACCGCGCAGCACTGGCTTTTGGCACCACACTTGATGATCTGGCTCCACCAAAAAAACGACCTCACGTAGCGAACTTTCTTGCGACATACTACGGCCCGGAAACACCAATTCAGAGCTTTGGAGAAATGCTGGAATTTTGTGACGTGTATGGGGAACCCACGCATGAAACCACACGCCTCATCCGTCTGGGACCACAGTCCTTATTGAGCGAGAGATCCAAGATATCAGACCCCGCGCTACTACAGGTCCAGTTCAATCGATGGCCAATTATGCGCCGCCGCAAGATCTATGAAAGACAGCGCCGCGCGTGGCGGTTTGGCACTGTGACGGAGTCGGAATTTTTTGACGTCAACTTCGAAGACAGTGACCTTGATGTACAAGTTGGCTTCATAATCTCGACCTGCCGCGTGATCGACTTTTGCGGCGCAAAACGGTTACTTGTTTTCTGCGAGCCGATCACGCATCAGCAGTGACATCGATGTCATCAGTGCAGGCATTCGATGGCGCGGCAGCTGCATCACCCATTCGGGATTGCCGTCGCTATACATGGGACGATCCGTTGTCCAGACGAAGGGATCCGCGTGCAGGAAACCGTACAGCAAGCCGCGCGGCCCATCCTCGCCTCTCAAGAAGCAATAGTTAATATCCGAGTCCAGATCCACAAACGCGCGGTGATGAACATATGCAGTCATAAGTTGAATGACCCGCCGACCACTCTTGCTCAAACCACGCGCGGATTTTGCGACAAATCCACCAAAGTACGCCGCGCGCCCCCAACGCCTTTCTGAGAATATATCGCTTGTTCGACCGGTAATCTTGACGTCGAAAATGACCTGCGCAGATCTTGGCAGAAATCCTTGCGCGTCCTCGTCCCCCAGATCATCCACCCGGACTCCGAAGGCCGCCAATGGTGCGCCGTCGCGATAGGCAAACACCCAAAAAGAATTTCCCCTGGTCAACAATAGGCGCTGCGGATCAATTGCTGGTCCGGGTGCCGTATCCAGCTCAGCCAACATTTCCGACAACCGTTCATAGTCATGAACGATCTCGATCGTGACCCCCTCTGCCTCCAGCGCAATTTCGCACTCCACCGCAGTTCTTTCCAAGTCTCTACGGTGCATTCTACACCCCAAAAAAGGTTCCAAATTTGTCCGGCCAGCATAGGTGCTGGCTCATCTTTAAGCCACCCCAACAACACAGAGCTGGCTGCACAATTCACCATTGGTGGATTTTTACTTGCCAAGTCCACCAGTGGTGGATTAGAACGGTCGCACAACATGGAGAGGATCACAACCATGAAGAATGGATTGCATAAAGACGCCATGAACATAGTACGCGCCGCGAATCCGGAACATACCGTCAGCCTGCGCCTGGTCGCCTGGGCCACCCTCAAATCCGCGCGCGGCCAAACGGTCAACCAGCTCCGCCTGCGCCGCATGGCCCTGAAACCAGCAGCGGGATCGGCGCAATGACCACGTTCCTGCTTCATGACCGCCTGACGCAATTCCTGATCTCACTGGAATGCCTTGGCACCGAAGGCCAAAGAGACGCCTTCGCAAATGAATCGATCGAGACCGGCGGCACCTACCTGCGCCCCGACGACAGCCCGCACACCACGCACCTGTTTGAAATCGACCTGCATGGCGTCAGCGCCACAGGCGGATCCGAGCGTGAAGTTGTGCGCAACTGGAAACATGCCGCGCGCCATTTCGTGCCGGTAATCGATGCCGAAATTGCTGGCCTTCTGATGCCAGACCAGACCGAGGGCGTGGCGTGAACGCCCCCCTTTCCACAGTTACCTCCCCCCCGCCCCTGACCTGTCAGGCGGGAACCTGGGCGGGCGCACCCTCCTCCCCTCCTCCTCGCGCCCGCCCCTTTTCTTTCACCGCATCAGGGGCGCACAGGCCGCACCCCGATCAGGGCGCGCGCATTCACCACCACTCACGAACCCACGCGCGCGCCCAAGATCGATGCACGTTTTGCCAGTAACCGGAGCCAGTGACATGCCCCAAGACCTAGACCCCACCTCGATCGCTAAGGTGCGCAAAGACCCCACGCCGGTGCCAGCAGCCGACACCCAGGTCCAACTGCAGTTCTTGCCGGTGGACCAGCTGGTGATCGACGCGCGCTACCAGCGCAAGATGTCGCGCGGCAGCTTGGCCCAAGCCCGCCGCATCGTTGCGGCATTCACCTGGTCCCGCTTTGGCGCGCTCACGGTGTCGCGCCAGGACAACGGCTTTGCGGTCACGGACGGTCAGCACCGGCTGTTTGCGGCCCGCGCGCTTGGCATCACCCATGTGCCTGCCGTCATCTCTGTCGGCGAAGTTGCAGACCAGGCGAAAGACTTTGTCGGCATCAATGCGGTGCGCACCAGTGTTGCCGCGATCGACAAGTTCCGCGCCCGCGTGGCAGCGCAGGATCCGGCGGCGCTGATCGTCCATGACCTGCTGACCAACCTTGAAATCAGCACAGACGTGGCTGCTGGTACCGGCCTGAAACACAAAGAGACCCGCGCGGTTGTTGTCTTGGAAAAACTGGCGAACAAAATCGGGCGCGGTGAATTGTTCACAACACTCGAATTGATCCTGGATTCGCAGCCCGATCAACCAAACCTGCTGACCGCCTTCACGATCGAGGCCACCGCCCTGACCGTCAGCCGCGTGATCGCAGGCAAAGGTGACCTGGACCGCCTGCTGCGCGTCATGCGCGACACCGACTTTGAGACCCTGAAAGACAACGCCACACAGATGGTGAAGCTTACTGGCGGCAACACCCGCCATCGTGGCCACGAACTGCTGCTGCAAACCTACAACAAAGGCCTGCAGGCCAAGATTGGTTAAACGCTCCCGAGGAACGCAAGACATGAGTGAAAAATCCGTTCTTTTCTCTAGCCCGATGATCGGAATGACGATGTGTTCCGGCATTGGCGCTCCCGAAGTCGCCGCCCCTTGGGTGGATTGGCGAATGGCCAGCGAGATCGAGCAATTTCCCCGCGCGGTGCTGTGTGAGCGGTTTGGCTACAAGCTGCCCGAGGATCACAACCAAGGCGAACCGCTCCTGTGGGGCGACATGACGGAGATCACACCCGACCTTATGCAACGACGCGGCATTCCCCTGCCCGACCTGCTTGTCGCCGGTACACCTTGCCAGGCGTTCTCAATCGCGGGCCTTCGCAAAGGCACCGAAGACGCACGCGGCAACCTGACACTCAAATTTGTGGAGACATGCCATGCAATCGTCGATGCTCGACCTTCTGGAACCCTCGCCGTCCTCTGGGAAAACGTCCCCGGCGTCTTATCAGATGAAAGAAACGCGTTTGGGTGCTTCCTGGGAGGACTTGTCGGCGCAATGGATGCCCTTCTGCCGACAGGAAACGGAGTCTGGCCCAGTGCTGGCATGGTTTCAGGGCCACGGTCACGGGCAGCATGGCGCACTCTCGACGCAAAATTCTTCAACCTCGACCAGCGCCGCAAGCGTGTCTTCGTTGTGGTTGATTTCGGAAACGGCATCGATCCCGCAGAGATACTTTTTGAGCGTCAAAGCATTGGAAGGCCACCTGCGCCGCAGCGACCGTCTGTCAGCGACCACACGCGGTTTTTTATGCCAGGCCGTCGCGCGATTGACCGGAGCATAGCGGAGACACTAGGGGCGAGAGATTACAAAGACCCGCAAATAGTTGCGACACAAGAGTATGTCCGCCGCCTCTTGCCGGTGGAATATGCGCGCCTCCTTGGTTTTGCCGATGATCACTGTGACATCGACTTCAACGGCAAAGCCGCAAGCGACAGACACAAATACAAACACTTCGGCAACAGCATGGCCGTAAACGTGATCCGGTGGATCTTGGACCGGCTGCGGATCAGCTGGGAAATCAAAAGGTCGACCAAATGACCCCCCCCCCGTCTCCCTTTCGCCGATCTCCCGCCAGCTCAACGTGCGGGCATCATCTGCAACGATCCGCAGTTCCAACGCTTTGCCGCCATCCGCTGCGGCCTGCCCGACACACAGTTTTGCGCCAGTGCCGCCGCGCAATACCTACGCGACTGCTGCAACATCGACAGCCGCCGCGCGCTGAACTCCGACCAGGCGGCACAAACCAGGTTCGACACCCTGCGCACCGAATTTGACGCCTGGTCCGGACGCATCGCCCAGCAACTATAGGAAAGCACATGCAATACAAGATCACCCTGGATCAGGCCGAACTCAGGGACGCCATCCGCCTCTACGTAAAGGAAACCACCGGCCTGGAGGTCGCCCAAAACGGCGTGACCCTCGGCATGAGCCAAAAACCAGTGTCCGGTCAGGATTTTGTGACCGCCACGGTCGCCTGCGAACAGCAACCCCAACCTTGAAAGGATCACCCACGTGATGACCAAGAAAAAAACGCCCCCGACCGAGGTCGCGCAGCCCGAACCACACGACCCCTACGCCATTCGCTCTGTGGAACATCTGCTTTCGCTCTTCAACAACGGCGAGTTCCTGAAGGAGTTCATGTCCGGCCACCGCGATCTTTTGCAGCAGATGCAGGATCACAACGATGACTTTGGCAACAAGGGTGCCAAGGGTTCGTTCTCGATTTCGGTCAGCTATGAAATGGGCGGCGCGGGCGACCTTGGCATGAAGGCCAGCGCCGATTTCAAAGGCCCGAAGAAACCGGCAAGCCAGGCAGCTGCCTTTGTCGATCAGCAGGGCGAGATGACGCTCTACAGCCCGATGATGAAACGCATGCACAGCGGTGTGCGCGACGTGACACCGCACGACCCTGAAACGGGCGAAGTGCGCGACCTGTAATCCCAACCACCACTCCAACAAACAGCCAAAGGAAAGAAGATGGACGAGTTAAAGATCCCCGAAAACACCGCAGAAACCATGCGCGACGTTATGGAAACCCTCGGTGCCTCCGAGCGCGTTGCGCATTTTGAAGACAAAGACGGAACCAGCGCGTTCACTGCACCGCACCTCATTTCCCTCCCGCAAAAGCGGAACGTGCAAGACCTGACATCGATGCACCGCGCAGCGGCTGAATACCTCAAACCTGCGCGCCGCCTGGGAACCGCCAAGCTGGCCGATCTTGCCAGCCTGATCAATTGGGCGGAGCGGTTCAAAGGCGAGACATCTGCGCTGTTTGCCAGCCCGAACATGGCACAGCCGACGCTGACCTGTATCGCGGATTACCACGCGCAGGGCGCAGCAGACATCAACGCCGTCACCGGTGACCCAACCGCCCGGCATTGCCACCACCGCGCGGTCTATGACTTTCCGTTGTCCGAAGAATGGCAAGCCTGGATGAATGTTTCCGGTATTGGCCTTGGCAAGGATGAAATGGGCGAGTTTATCGAGGCGCGCGCGCAGGACGTCCTGGACCCGACGCCCGCGATGATCAAAGGCACCCCCAGCGACAAAAACGAGTCTTGGGAAAACCGCCTGATCACCACCGCGCAGAAAATCGAAGGCCGCTTTGGTCAGCTCTCGGAGCTGCTGGCCATGTCGCGCCAGTTTCAGGTTTATGAATCCAGCGATCTGAAGGTATCGACAAACCGCGACACCGGCGAGGCGCAGGTTGAGTTCACAAACGAACACAAGGACGCCACCGGCCAGAAGCTGAACATCCCCAACCTGATCACCATCGCAATTCCGGTGTTCCAGGGCGGCGCGCCTTACCGGATGGCGGTCCGGTTCCGGTATCGCAAATCAGGTGCCGAGGTGAAATTCATCCTGTCGGTCTACAACCCCGAAAAGGTGTTCGAAGCCGCCTTTGACGAAGCTGTCACCGAAGCCACCGAAGCCACCGGCCTGCCGACCTTCAAGGGTTTGCCAGAAAGCTGATGTCTCTTTCTGGCCCTTCGTCCGATCGAGGGGCCAGCGACGGACATCAGGACGGAGACCAAAAATGCCAAGCACTTTCTGCAGCATAGAGCAGGTCGCTGAAGAACTGGACTGCAGCGAAAGCACCGTGCGTGACTACGTCAAACGCGGGCTACTTCCGCAACCTTGTCGCCTCGGCGGCTTGGTAAGATGGAAATGGGCGGCGATTGAAGCTAAGGTCGATGGAATTTCTGAAGTCACCGAAGACCCAATCCTTGCAGCGATAGGATAAACGATGGCCGCTGACATTCGTCTCGATAAATACGTTCAAGCCAAAACCAGCAAGGGTCGGCAGTATTTTTTCTTTCGTAAAGTGACCGAAGGAAAGGAATTTCGCCGACCACTGCCGCACCCGTTCGATGATGGCTACCGCGCCAGCTATCAAGCTGCCTGGCTTGAATGTTTCGGCGTTCCGATCGAGATCGAGACGTCTGGTAACTCTGTCGCGGATCTGTGCGCCGGATACGGACGGCACTATGAAACGGCCAAGAGAAAGGCTCTGCCGTACTATAAAAAGCGCGCGTCAGACATACTCACTCAGAAATGGGGAGCCTTTGAGGCAGCGGAGATCCGGCCAGTCCACATGCAAGCGCTCTATGACAGCCTGTGTGATAAGCCCCAGGTCGCCAACCGCCTATTCGATGACATAAGCGCGATCTGGCAATGGGGCATCCCTCGCGGAATGACTGACGCGAACCACGCAAAGACGATCGAGCGGGTGAAGACTGGAGACAGCTATGAACCCTGGCCGACATGGGCGATTGAAAAGTTCATCGCTGAATCGCAATGGCACATATGTCGCGCGTTTTTGGTTGCCCTTTACACCGGACAGCGTCGTGCAGATGTGCTGGCGATGAAGTTTGGAGATGTCGAAAACGGCGTTTGGAACTTGAGACGCCAGGGGAAGACAAAAAACGATGTCCCGATCCCGTTGCACCCAATTGTTGCGGGCATCGTGGAAGACGAATGGCAATGGGGCGCTAAACAGAAGATTGTCGATATCAACCGTCCAATCCTCAGAACCTCTCGCGGCACCCCTTGGAAGACCGGCTTTGGAGCCAGCTGGCGCAAAGAAATCATCCGCCTAAAACTGCACAAAGTTGAACCGCGACTCACGTATCACGGCCTTCGCACGACCAACGCCACAATCATCGCCAGCGCCATCGCAAAAAGCCCTGAACTGTTTGGTGGCATCGAGCGCGTTCAGAGCCTGCTGGGACACCACTCCAAGGCCATGTCCGCTCACTATGCAAGGCGCGCGGAGCAGGAACATATGAACAACGAGTCCGTCGTTCTTTTGCCCTCATTTGGGAAACACGCCTAGATTTTGGGAAACTGTTAGCGCCGATTACGCGCCACTCGAACCGTAAAGCCATTGAAACTAAGGGGATTTAATGGTGGGTCGTGAGAGGCTCGAACTCCCGACATCTTCGGTGTAAACGAAGCGCTCTACCAACTGAGCTAACGACCCGGTGGAGCAGCGTTTAAACCT